GCGCGAACAAGCAAAGGATCGAACACCTTTTCGCGAGCCGCCTTTGCAGCCGTCGTTACAAACTCATTCCCGCCCGGGTCGATGTCATTGCGCCGGCCGGCCTTGGCAACGCGCTCCATGAATTGTGTCTTGGTCAGCACTTCGCCAGAAGCCGGAAGGCGAGCCGTCACAGCGTTCGCGCCAAGCTCTTTCCGATACTTGATGTATTCCGCATCGGCCAGCCGCTTCCATTGGCCGTATGACCCGCGATTGTAGATCTTGACGAGATTTTCAACGTCTCCACCAAGCGACTTCCCATCCATATTCATCGTTGTGTAGACGGGATTATCCACCATTTTCAGATAGGTCTCGCGGACCTTTGCCGATGGTGACATGAGCGTACGAATTCCAGGGCTAATGCGCGCCGCAGCCGTTGCGTTGGCGACGATCTGCGCAGCCCTAGGACCTCCTACACCCATTTCCTCTAATGTCGGGGCTATATCATCAACAGATGCAGCACCAACGGCTTGTGCTCGCTTGACGATCTTATCGACAACAGACGCCGGATTGGCGACCTCTCCGGTCAAGTCATCTTCAAGGCTCTTGGCAACGCGGTCCCATTCGGCTTTACCAAACAGCTTCGAAACGCCGGCCCCAAGAAGCCCCCCGAGGATAACTGAACCTCCAATAGCAAACGCACTTTCCTTGCCAGTTCGAAGCACTTGTGTTTCGTGTAGGCCAGCCTCTTGAATGGCAGTAGATACACCAGCCGCAAGGCCGACAGAAGCGGCAGACCGCAACGCGCTGTATCCAATTCGCCCGCCACGAACCAAAGCCCCGCCAGGAATAAGCGTCGGAAGATCGATCATCCCAGCCCCGAATGTCAACGCCATGCCGGTCATGCCAGATGCTGATAGTGTCGCCCTATCCTTCCGTTCCATATCGATGCTTTGTTTCATCGCAGCGGCAGCGGATGGATTATAGACCTCTTCAAAGAGAGGCGCATATTCCTCATAGCCTTTCAAGTCTTTGAACGGGTCATAGGCGGGATCGACGGCGGCAAGATCGCGCCCAGAGTAATTCAGGCGCGGGCTCGCAATGGTTGACCCAACGATGTTTTCTTGCCGAAATGCAGCGCCAAGCGCATCCATGAATGACGGGTCTGGCGTTTCCTCAGGAGTATACCCGACATAACCGGCATCATCGAACGTGATCGCTTTGTTAATTGGCATTCTGATCACGTACCTTTTGCTCGGCTTCGCGCATTTTCTGCATGCGGAACACGTCTGGATAGTCCTTGAATTCCTCACTCGCTGCATCGCGAGCAGCGCGGATCTCATTATAGAACTTCTCGTCATCAACAGCGACGGCGAGATTGCCCTTCTGGATTTCAGACGATTTCTCGATTGCAGTCTTATCCGCCGATGCAGGATCAGCCGTGAACGGATTGGGGAGCTTGTTCAGTTTCCCGTCCTGCACATAAAACAACTGGTAGTTCGCAGGTTTGCGTGATGCGATATCCCGTTCTGTCTGCTCATATGGCTGCAAGAACACTTCTGTTGCGTCGATCCCTTCGGCTTTGAGGTCAGCGATAGCCTGCAGCCGGATATATTCGTGCGAACCATTGATGTCAGGCGGATAGGCTTTCTCTGGCGGGAGCTTGATCACAGAACGATCCCCGGCCATGGTCAGGCCGGATGTCCCATAAATCTTCTGAAACCTCTCGTTGGCCATCTTCGAGCCAAGCTCGATATCTCCACCTGCATCCGCAATGCCCTCTTCGAGCATAGCCTTGTAATCCGCAGTAATGACCGCTTCGGATTCTGGCGTGTACCCAACCGATATCTCAGACTGCGATGGCGTGTCGCCTAGACCAGGCTGCAATGAAAATGCCGTGTCGAACAAATCAGCGACCTGCTGCGGGCTAACTGCCTTGAGATAATCTGCGACCGGCTTTGACTTCATCACAGCTTCGCGCTGTGCGGCCATGGCCGGATCATTCAGGTTGATGACCTTTCGCGCAGCCTCTTCGGGTGAATATCCCATGTCCTGCGTAAAGTGCCTGAATGCCGTAAGGTTCTTCTCGACCTGATCATGACCCGTCATATTGGCGATCGACAACGGAGCAATCCGCGAAATGCTATCGGCAGTCGATAGAGCCTGTTCCATCTCGGGAACAGACGTTGATGCAAGGCCGCGCCGCAATTCTGCCTGCACCTTGTCAGGAATAAACCCTGTCTGAGTTATCACCGAACTGGTGATCAGCGGGCGCTGTTCTTCCGTTGCGGATGACAGCATTTTGTCGAACGCCTTGTTGGCAATCTTCGTCTGGTCGCTATCGAAAGGATTGACGGCAACACTCTCACCAGTTCCAAGAGCCGAAATGAACTCGTTGACACCGGTATCCTCTTTCATCGCGCTGTTGAGCGTATTGATCAGAGCTGCCTTATCGCCGTTATCGAGAAACTGGTTGCTCAGAATATCCGTCTGCGAAACGCGCGCAGGGTTGACGGCGATCTTCAGGCTGAAATCATCCCTCGACTGCTGCTGAAAAGCCTTTGCTTGAGTGACTTGCTCTCGATAAATCTCATCGTTTCGTGCCGCGGATATCTTCTGCACATCGGCTTTGACGCCGGGAGAAACTTTATCCCAATATTCAGGGACGGATTTTCCAGCCATGTGCTCAGAAATTGAGGCTTGCGCCCAACCCGGAACGCTTTCCTTGTGGTAAGACGGTCCCCATGCCCGGCGCCCACCAAGATCTAGATGGATGGAATTCGCGTAAACACCGATTCCTGTAAACCCAAGCGCCGACGCCGTGCGGATGACTTTCAGGCGCTCAGCTTCCGACATGTTGGAAACGTCAAGATCAAGCGCATTCCCATCCATATGCTGCGATTTTTTGGCACCACCGGCCGCTGCATTATTAGCAGGATCACGGAACCCGGAATTGATCGGGATCGATATCCCGAGCGCGTTCTGCAAGCTCTTGAAGTGTGAGACGACCTCGGGCCGAACGTTCGAGATATCAGGCGATCTTTTTCGATCCGCCGTAACAACTGGCATGTCGATGGTGTCGTTGAGCCGAGCATCACCAGTAGGAAGTCTCGCCTTCACCTTCTTGTAGTAGTCAGCAGTTTCAGCCGGCAAGGTGCTATCATCCCGCCCGCTTTTGATCCATGCATCAGCCCGCGAAGGCCCACCGTTATATGCAATCAGCGCCGCGTCATGATCGCCATTGTAGCGATCTAGGAGTGTCGCCATGTACTTTTGACCGTAGCGCAGCGAGACGGCAGGATTTTTCAGATATTCCTTTTGCTTTTCAAGCGTCTTCGGAAAATCGGTATCACCAAGCTGCCTGGCGATTTCCGCAGCCGTTTCCGGCATGACCTGCATAAGACCGGAAGCGCCCTTATTGCTTTCAGCTCCAGGGTTTCCACCGCTTTCCACGCCGATCATGGCGCGCGTCAAAGGATCAATCTTGATGGCATCCCCGATGATTGGGTTGTTCGGATCAGGAAGATCAAGCTTCCCGGCCTCAGCCGCTAGCATCGCCTGCTGATCATAGCTCTTCTGCACAAATAGCTTGCGACGGTCTGACGCTTCCTCCGGCGTAATAAGCCCGGTCTTTTCGTTCATCGCTATGGATGCTTCGATATCCGCCCGCGCCTTATTTCTAATCTCGTCTGGCGTGTTTGGCTCGATGATCAGATTATAGTTGATCTCGTTTGCATCATCGAGTGCGGTAACTTCTGCCGAGCGCCGTTTGTTGGTCGACTGGTCGGCAAGCCAGTCCTTGGCCCGAACACCGGCCTCCTGTTTTGCGGCAAGCCATTTCTCACGCATCTGCTGATCACGGATCAAAGCCGCCGACTGGTTCAGCGTCTTATCGATTTCAGGCTCGCCGCGTTTGTTCAACGTTGAATAATCAGGGTCATTCTCGAATTGGTTTTGAACCCCGAGCAGGCCCTTGGTTGCGTTCGCTTCGGCGCGGGCTATATCAACAGAATTCTGCTGCTGCTTTTCTTCCTTAAGGATAGCAAGTTCAGCGTCACCGATATCGCCAATGCCAGCCGCAAGCTGCGATATCCCACGGCCAATCGCTGTTGCATCATAGCTGGCGATCTGCCGACCAGAACGAAGGCCCGGCATTTGGCTAAGGCTGTATTTGTCCGGTATTCTAGCCATTAAACAGAACCCGAATTTGTGCGATATTTGGCAAATCCAGACGCAAGCTGGCCAGCGCCACCAAGGAACGACCCAAACAGTGAAGCCTGCCCGCTGAGGCGCGTTGCGCTTGCCTGATCGAATAGACCACGCTTGCGCTGTTCACCTCCATATAGTGTTCCCTGTGCGTTCAATTCGCCCTGCCCCGCTGTGTCAGTCATCAGTTTGATAATGGTAGGGTCAGAAGCGCCGGCACCAGACGAGGCAGCAAGCGCCTGCTGCCTTGACTGGACAAGAGCGGCTTCCTTGCGCTGTTGATCAGCTTGGCGCTGTGCCGCCGCAAGCTCTTCCTTGCCTTGCATCTTCTGCTGTTCGGCCTCGAACTGCGCTTGATTGTTCGCCGCAACGCCTTGAGCGATAGTGCCGATTGCGCCAATAGCCGCGCTGATAACGCCTAGTGCCGCCATTGCCAGACCTCTTGACCGTTCATGATTTCATCTGTCTTCTCGAACCCGGCAAGTGCGCAAAGTCTTTCGGACGTTTCATATGACCCATCGCGAAGCGTGAATACCTCGGTCTCGCCAAGCTGTTCAGCCTGTCTTAGCATTGCAGCCGCATATCTCAAAGCCTTGCGCCCTTGACCTTGTGGCATGTCAGGCTCGACAAAAAACCACAACCAGCATCTATTACCCATCCAAGCCAGACCCCCACCAGCAACCGCCTTGCCGTCAACCATGGCCAGCTTGCAAACGACAGGTGCGTCTATCTCAAGCCCAGAGAGAGCCTTTGCCGCCATGCCGTGGGCAGAGATGACTTCCATCATCCGTTCGTATCGATCGTAAAGACGACACCAAGAAAATTAGCTGGCCAATCCACGGTCATGCATATTCTCGCATCAGAATCCCATCCCCCACCGAAGTTGATTTCGCCTTCCTCGACAACGGTATCAAACGATACGTCATCCGGGCTTTCGCCTTCTAGAAGCGCAGGGAGAGGGTATAATGGATGATCTGCATTGTTGAGATACCGACCGTATCGAATGCCGGACCTAACATAGTCCGACATGATAAGCCCGAGGCTGGACACATTCTGTTTTTGCATCATTGGTGTACCACCGGCCGATGCATATGCCAGCCGAGATGATTTGTACGTCCCCTGATATGGAAGCCCGACGCAATAATCAGTAACGGCAGTTCCGATGTTGATGGCGCCCGCCGCTGAAACCGTGAATAGCTTCGGTACTGTCAGCCCATCGACAACCTCGGTGATTGGCTCTCCATCGGCCCACACCTTTACAGACTGGCCTCGAAGATGCGATAGGCCGGAAATCGCAGCAGACGCTGGATTATTGACCCCGACGACATGGCTATCCATGATCCGCGCCACGGTATCAGGTGCAGCTTGTGCATCCGTTGCCATCTTCTCAATATATCGTTGGGTATCGTTGTTGATCGTTCTGCGGACGATGAAATAAACGTTGTCCTGATCCGCGCCAGGAAGAACTGCGACACGCTCAAACCCGCCAGGTGAAGTCGTTATCGGAATAAACGCAACGCATTTGTCTTCCGGGGCGTAGACCATGCACATGCAATCGCCATTATTGAGCACGGCCCAAATTCTGGTATCAGGCCGGCGTGAAACAGCGATACTAGCAATCCCGCTTTCGAACCAGCTAGAGCATAGCCGCGTTAGTTCACTGGCAAAATAATCACCACTAGACCCATCAAACACCAGATCGAACAGAGCCTTTGTCGTGCGGTCAACAAAAATGCCACGCCCGTCAACACGGCACGCCGCAACATCTGCGCTTCCAATCGATGACGAGCTTTTCAGCGTAAATGCGGTTGGCGTAAGAGGCTCATCAAGACCAGAAGACTTTGCGGAAATCTCGCCGCCATTCGCCCCGATGACAACGCGCTGCAGAGGAAGCAGCCATTGCACTTCATTCACTCCACCGATGGCAATAGAACGAGAGATAGGCCCGCTATCTCCTTCTGTGCTTTCATCGAACACATCGTAGGCGTCAGAGACAGAAGCCCAAAGCTTATCGTCGCCAGCCCAAAACAATCGACCCTCGGACAGAGCAACAGCAGTCGGCCACTTCTGGTTATCGGACCACATGCCCTCACGCCATTCCGTCGTATATGTGGTGTTTTTGAACGGCTTCACCACCTCTGCGCTGGCGGTTAAAGCATCAGAAACTGCTGTGATCAGACAAACGCCATCTCCGCCGCCGCCATCATAATTGATCGTGATGTCAGCAGATCCCGAAGTATGCGTATTTTCGAACCCGATCCTGTAATAAACGATGATATTCTCGTCGCTGTCGTATTGCAGGACATCGGTATCGTTGGCCGTGATAGCCTCGCTGTCGTTGGAATTACTTTTCCGGTATTGCTTAAATCCAAAATTCTCACTGTCATAGGAACGAAAGCACTTCAGCGTTCCAACCCACGTCCCTGCGACGGTATAGGTCCAGTCACGATCGTTCGTGTTCTGCGTTGCCCCATCGCCACCAGTGACCTTGATTGGGTCTGTGTGTGTGTAATCATCCCCGAGAGACTGCTGAATATGCTGCCCGTCATGGCTAAGTTTGAAGATTGCCCCGACATGATCAGCCGTGAAGAAATTATCGCTTGCCGTGAGGGTGATGTTCCCCTCAGTCGCCGATGGCTTAAGACGAACCGGAGCGCTCTTGTCGGCCATGAACGGACCAAGGTTGGAAATGTATTTGACGACGGACCATGACCGCTCGCCACGACGTTCGATTTTGTATTGCTGCTGGCCAGAGGCAACGAATATGACATCGGCAGATTGCGCCATGCGCAGCACCTTGATTGCCGCGTTGCCCCATGGCGTCGTGACTGTCATCACCCCTGGGTTTTCAATCGTGCATTCCGAAACGATACGACGGGCGTTGACATCAGTCGTCTGGAAAAGAAGGTGGAATGCGCCGGCAGGGCGGAAGGAAAGCGAATGGCTGCCTGTCCCGAGCTGTGTCTCGGCAATGTATTCATCGCCGCCGGTTGTCGATCCGCATCGGAACGTAACCGGGCCGCGCCCAACCGTAATCCGCAGCGCATGTTCAATCCCACGGTCTCCAGTGCCGACCGGAACATATTGCGTACAATATGCCTTCGACCCACGAGCAGCAGAAGTCAAAGTCAATTGGCTGGACGAGATTGTCGCCGTAGCGCCATCAGTTGCGCCAAGCACCCACGAGCCGGTAGACCCGAATGACGGCTTGTCAATTACCGTCGCGACATCCGGCCGCGTTATGATCTGGTCATTGACATAGACGCGCATTTGAAATGCCTGGAATTCAAGAAGTGCGGCATCATCAGCGGAGAAGACAAACTCTGAAATCGTAACCGGATCATTATCGCCGGTCGATCCGATGTATTGCGTGCCAGGGCGAAGGAACATATTGCCAGCAACGGAACACATGAGATTGGTTTGATTTTCGGACGCGAGACGCATTCGCTCCTGATCGGTGCGAACAAGCTTCTTGCGGTCAATCACGCCCACAGAAAAAGATTGCAGATACACGTTTTGCTTTGGCATGCGCTATTCCCGGTTCATTCGCGTGCCGGAGCGAAGCCGAGCGCTCACAAGCCTGCCTTGAGGACGAAACGAGACCTTCTCATCAACCGCATCCTTGGCTTTGGCATCTTTCAGACGGCCCTTGAACAGATTGAACATGTCGTTGCGATTACTCTTGTCGTTGCTGATAGGAAGCCCGCTCTCAAATGCCATGTAGGCTTCGAGAGCCTTGGCAAACGATTGACGCCACGCCCCGACATTCCATCCATAAGCCACGTCGTTCGAGACGTAGCGCACATAAAGCGTATTGACGTTGGCATACCAGTAATTGCGCTCATCAAGGAAATCTTCATAGCCGCTATTGAAATTTCCATCGGTGGAAATGTTAACCGTGCGAACCCAATCGGTCGGCTTGATAAACACATACTTGTGCCCGAAATCCGATTCAAGATCGGTATCGGCAAGGATGCTCGAGGCCCGAATTGCAAAGTTCCACATACCCTGTTCGAGCATATAGTTCACAGCCGTCGCCCATACCTCATCGAGCGCCGTGCGGTTCTTGTTGATCTCGGTCAGGGATGACAGACGAGCATCACCGATGAGCCGCAAGGCCCCTCTATAGATTTCAAGCTTGTCTGCCATGTTAACCCCTTACGCCGCAACGCCGTGAATTTTGGCCGAATGATCCTTGGCCGAAGCAACAGCTTCTGCCTTGGTCATGTGGTCACGGCTAATCTCTGTCCCCTCAGGCGTCATACGAACCCGCCAGCGCGTGCGCGGCGTATGGTCGACCGAATACCCATCAGGAACGTCGCCCGCGTATTCTACGGCTGCTTCCTTCTGTTCAGTCCAGATCCTCAGTGGATAGGTATTGACGAAGCCAAGCCCCTTGTTCTTGACGCGAAGTGTGATGTCGAAGCCCTGCCCGATTACATCGATCAAGTCACCACAGCGCATTCGTTCTGTGTGGTGCCGCCAAAAGCCAGGGACCATGATGTCGTCAAGGGTAATATCGGTGCTGTCGCTCAGGTCGACATGGTGTTGTGTCCGCACATAATCGGCGGTCTGTCTCATGGCGTTGGGATGGAGATGTTTCATTTGTTTGCCTCGTTCATTGGAGCACCGGAAGCGAGGGCGGCACAAAGACCGCCCCCACACTCCGATCAGCAGGTGTGAGGCGCACCGCGACCGAAGCCGCGAAGCGCTTATCAGGCGAGGATTGCAGCCTCGACAGTAGCGGCACCACCAGCGGTAACGGCGCTCACGACATGCAGTGTCGCACCAATGGTCGCCGAGGACTTGACCACGATAACCACGTCGTTGACACGCATCCCGAGAGCCGCGCCGTTGGTGAAATATCCCGATGCATCGACATCGGTGTGGACATCCGTCGAAACGTACATCCACAATGCAGGAGCCGCGCCGACCGACTGGGTGACGAGGTTCGGGGGGTTAGAAGCAGCATAAGCCATTTCATGTTTTCCTTACGTTGCGACGAATGCAGAACCATCATGGGTAATCTTGATGATGCCGCTGTTCTGGAGGATCTTCGGGCCATGGTAAACGGAAGCGCGGGACCATGAGATGTCCTGCTTTTCGTCATACCCGGCAGCGATCTTTTCTTCGCCAATGTTGATCGCGTAGCCGATGGCCTTGCGATGGTACATGTAGCAAATTTCAGACGCAGTCCCGATGCCGGTCACGCGGCTGGAAACAATCCAGTTGATGCCGGCCCAACGGAACATTTTTCGAGCCGGGCCACCGAATGGCTTCATCTCGACAAAATCGCCGCTAGCAAATTCCGTGGTCTGCAGAAGATAACCACGAAACGCCGGCGAGATGACGGCGAACATGTTATCTTCATCTTCCACGTCAACGTCGCTGTTGCCGAGGATCGCCTGCGCGCCGAGGATGGTGGAAAGCGAGGCGGTGCCGGTCCCGAAGTCCTGGGTTGCGTTCGCCAGTTCCGCGAGAAGCGTCAGGTCGATGTCACGGTTGATCACCGCAATGGATTCATCGCGCATGATCTTGATCTGGTCGCCCTGCGAGGCGAACACATTGAACCCAGTCAGTTCATACGGCGCATGCTTTTCAACAAGCGTTGCAGTGACCTGGGTGTTGGTTGGGTTGCCATAGGGGATCAGGCCATTGGTGCCACGAGTAACCGCGACATCAGAGGCATTACCGGAAACAAGGAATGTCGCCTGATTGCCGCTGGAGACCATTTCTTTCGTCGTGGTCAGCTTGAGAAGCGACTGCTTCTGTTCGAACGCAGGGATGAAGTCCTGCTTGTACTGGATCATTGCAGCTTCTACTGCCATATCCATATCCTTTCAAGATTGTGAAGGTTTGGGATTTGGCCGAGATCGATGCAGGGTAGCCTTCTACGTTCCGGGTCTCTTGCGAGGGTGGCCGGTCAGTGTCAGGGGCTTCATGTCTTCGGTATTGGTAGTTCGGGTACCGGTCTCTTGCGAGGGTAGCGGCTGGTTATTTCTTGCGCTTCAGATCGATCTCGATCATCTTGCGCAATTCCTTATCAAGCCCCTCTTGCTCATAACGAGCAAAGTCAGTGGCCCTGATTTTTTCGATTTCCGTCCTGCGGCTTTCATGACGAGCGGCAACATCTGAATTTGCAAACACGCCATCGCCATAAATCTGCCTGCCCAGGTCAGAAGCCCATTTCATGAAATCCGGGTTATTGCCGAGCAACCGGCCGTCTTCACCGCGAAGACCAGCCCAACCCATCGCGCCAAGTGGGCTATCGTCAAGCACGCGCTTTGCAAGCCCAAGGTTGCCTTTGTATTCAGCAGGAGACCACTCGCTGCGGAGCGCGTCTTCTGTCTCATCCTTATGTGAAAGATCAGCCTCGGACTGCTGTTCGATGACTGCACGCTGGCTTTCAACATACCACTCTGTAGCAATCGCCACAGCATCAGGCGTAGCGCCCTTCTTGTGGGCAAACTCAGTGAACTGTGCCAAGACAGGCTTGTCCGCGTCAGTGAGCGCCTTGGTCACGGTCTCGGGAAGTTTATACCCGGTCGGATCATCAGGAATACCAACGGCCTTGCGCCACTCGGCCATTGCCTTTTCATCGCTGGCATCGGCTGGCTTTTCAGCCTTCGGCTTTCCTTCTCGGATAAGCCGTTCTTTTTCAAGCAAAGCCTTGCCGACATTGGCAGGGTTGCCATACCGATTTATCAGCTTGGCGATTTCTTCATTGCCGCCTGTCAGAAGGTCTCGCCAGTTATCAGGGACAGAACCTTTGTCAGCAGCTTTATCACTTCCCTCTAGCGCGGTTTTGCCGCCATCCTTGCCAGCGTCATCCTTGCCGACAGTAGCGCCTTGATCTGCGCCGCCCTGATCACCAGCCGCCGCTTCCGTCGTGACATCAGGATTATTCTCCAAAATATCAGTGTTTGCCTCAGTCATTTTGTTTGCCTCGCTTCGCCTCAGTCTCTCTCACGACGGCTTTCAGAACTTCGGGCGTCAGCATCTTGACGATCTGAGACCCGACAAACCTACGGCCTTCGTGAAAATCAGTCCCGCTACTCCCGCCGTCTTCCGGCAGTCGATAGCTCATATCGTAGAGATTGCTCGCCTTGGTAATGATCCAATCAAGCGCAAGCTTTTGCTGGCTGTCAGTTGCAACACCATCCTGGAGAGCCCGCATCGCCATAACAAGCGGGTAATCGTAATCAGCGGGAGCATTCGGCTTCATGGTACAAGCCCCGCCTGCTGTAGAGCCTGCGCACCAGCACCGACATTCTGCGCAGTCATTCCACCAGCGTTCGCCAGTTCGGCAGCCTTTGCCAGTTCAGCGGCCTGATTATCAGCCTCTTCCGTTGCTTTCAGCGTTTCCTCATCGACAAACCAATCTGGTTTAGCGCCGGCGCCGCGAACAGCATCACGAGTAGCTTTCTTGAAGTCATAGCCCTTGGCAACCGTCTGGTCGAACTGTGCCGAGGCAGCGACGATCTGCAATGATTCCTGATAGGCGGCGATAACCTGTCTGCCTTCCAACGTGTTCAGCGGACCCTCAAACTTGAATGTAATGTCCGTTCCTTCAAGCTCTTTCGGAGGTGCCGGGATTGCCTTGTTCGCAATCAGCGTTTCGAACGTCACATCGAGCAGTTTCAAATGGTATTCGCTTTCGATCGGCCCGAAGAATGGAAGTGCAGCACGGCGGAACTCATCAAGCCGAGCCTGCGTTTCGAACGCCGTCATCTCATGAACCTTCGGAAGCATCAGCTTGTTGAGCAGGAACGATTCCGCGATCAACGTCCGCACGTCCTGTTTCATTTCAAGGCCGAACCCAATCTGGCCTCGATTGTCCAAGGTCATCAGCTTGTCTTGAATTTTCTCATCATCTTCAAGATCAACGTAGGTCATTCCACCCGCATAGAGGTTTACCGCATCGCGGAACATCTCGCCTTTAGCGACTGTTGGGGGATCAATGGCCTTCTCCCCGCTGTCCAGGATGATCCGCGCAAGATCTTGCAGCATTCTGCCATCAGGCAAACAGTTGATCGTTGCCGGCGAAAACCCGATGCTGATATTCGAAAGAGTGCGCCAACGTGGCACAACGTAGTTGAACACCGCCTTGCCGGATTCCCCGAGCATCTCCTGATTTTCACAATCGACATAGATCGAGATATGCGGCTTGCCCTGATACTTGCGACGCATTTTCTTGTCATCGCCGTAGATGTCATCAACTGGCATGAGAATGTGGCGAAGCTTGAACGCCTTGTTCGGCTCTTTCTCCGATGCCTTTTTAATCGTCTGGTGGCACTCAGGCCAACGCTTGACGATGTTGCGAGCCGTCATCATCAGTGTGCGCTGTACATGATCGATCTGGCCATCGCCGTCCATCATCCATGCACAATCACGCGGATGCCACGCCCTATAAAGAAGACCATCGCGGGCAATGTTTTCCTCGGCTGACAGCACAGGATTGCCGATCGTTACCCAATCGTGATCAGCCTCAATTGTTGCAGCCGTGAAGTTAGCCCGAGGCGCGTAGATGAAATTGCGCATTGCCTCTTTGGTCTTGTCAAACCAATCCATATTGGACGGCAGTTCGTCGCGTTCATCATTCCCTGTCGAGACATTGAACCAGTCGCCTTGACGCAACATCGCGTGCGGCATGTTGCCAAGCGTCTCGCGAGCCTGAACCGTGTAACTGTCCATCAAGTTCGACTGGAAGTCTGTGCCTGGCGTGAGGTCAGTCGTGAAGTCGGCACGCATCGGATAGAACAGTTCGGCCAACTCCTGACGCATCGTATTCCATGGTTGTAGCGCGCTGAAAAGACCGTCACCGATCTCTACAAGGCGCTTTGCGCGGCTATCCATCTTTATGCCTGACCCAATGCGGTATTCTTGTATGCCTGATTTGGCTGGCCTTTAGGAGCACCGCTTGCCCCACCTTGCGAGAGGATCGTGCTTTCACGGCCAGACCGGCCCATGATCTTGCGACGAGCCGCTTCCTCGGCAGCACGCACAGACGCGTCATTCGCATCGGTCGGCATAGGAGCAGGAGGCGTTACTTTTGGCTTCGAAAACAAACCAGACATTGAATTTCCTTTCAGCGTTGCCGCCGCATCTTCGGATAGCTCAGATTGACAACAGGGTTGCCGCCACGCCGCATATTGCTGTCTTGCTTCGTCATCGCCGGGAACAGAGACGCAAGCCCCCATATCGCAGCGTCTGCCCTGTCTGGCGAGCGACTGCCGATATAGCCTGCCGTCGTCATGGCGCAAAGTTGATCCTCAAGTTCCATGAAATGCCCAACAAGCGATATCTTCTCTTGCTCGAATAGAGCAGAGATAGGTTCAGCGCGGGCAATCTTGCCGCGACTTGCCTTCACTTCCCGAACAGGGACAGTGCCGCCTATCTTGCGATCCTTATCCGCCGCTGCAGAGCGCACAATTTCAGCCACCATTGCGCCACCGAAATTTGTTTCAGCAACAACCGCATCGGCTTCCCACCGATCAAATGCCGAGATGATTGCCTTGCCCCACATCGCAGGAGCCATGCGACCAGACAGATCCTCCAGAATGTATCCCCTGCCATCCTTGCCTAGACCACAGACGACAATGCCAATCTCATCCGATCTCGTGTCTTCCTCGCCGGCAACGCCAGACGGATCAACCGCGATGACAATCCGCGCCATGTCAGGCACAACGCCGTTTGTTATCCGCTGCTGATCGAGCAGTTCAAGCGACCACAAAGCGCTCTCGGACATATCCGCGAACTGGCCAAGCAGAAAGCGCCGACGCATTGCTTCCGACATGTTGGCGAGTTCTTCGAGATATGAAGCCGAAAGGTTCTCCTCGTTATCCTTCGGGTTCATCAACAGCGATGCGAAATTACCAGGATTAGGAACCGGCTGCTTTCGATCAGGATCACGCTTGTTGACGAATAGCTGATAGGTCCAATGGGCCATACCAGGCGGGTTACAATTGTGGCTAACTATCCCGTTAGCAACATAATGATTGGTAAATGGCACTTCGACCGTATATGATGCAATGGCGGCCGATGGCTCAATATCAACCACCGTTTCAAACACGCATCCATCCATCAAAGGAGTATCGCATGCCAGAAGATCAACGGATGAATTTATGGACCCAAGGGCTGTCTGACCAAGAGATTGCCATTCAGACTGGTTATAGCGTTGCCACTGTCTGTAGATGGCGTCATCGTCTCCAACTGCCTCCGAATACAAAGACGGCAACTCTGCCAGCAGAGAAGCAGGAAGAACTTCTGACGCTTGTGAAGCAGGGCATCCCACTAAGTCAAATTGCGGAACAGACTGGCGTCTTTGTTGAGACAATCCGTAAGCTAGCAAACCGGAAAGGCGTTCAATACCAGCGTGCGACACGTCGGACGACTGCAAAGGATGTATTTGGTACTCTTGGCTATGGTGGATATGTTGAACTTCGGGTTGATATGGATGGCCCATATGCGAACCTAGTCCGCCATGGTGGAAAGGAAACTGGATATGCTGCTCTTCATCGGATGAGGATGCAAGACAAACTAGGTCGCCATCTCCATCACAATGAGATTGTTCACCATGTTGACGGGGATATTTACAACAATTCCCCTGATAACCTTTCTGTGTTTCAGTCAACGGCTGACCATCTTGCACATCACCGCGAGACTGGCCTTGCCCGATGCAAAGAATCCTCTGGCCGATGGAAATATCCGAAAGCTGACGCCATCCTTCGGGCGTCCAAAATTGGTGCGAAGAAGTAACCCGCAAAGATTTGCCTCTGTTGGTCTTGACCACGTACATACGGCTAATCCCGCTCATCCATGGGGCAGACGCTTGCCTAACCCCATGCGTGGTCAAAACCTTGATCGGTTTTCCAACCAATGCAAGATTCTCAATCGTCTCTGTGTGCCCGTCCAGAACAGTGTCGCCAGATACGCAATCATAAAAAGCTTTCAGCCTTAGCGGCGTGTTCTGCGCAAGGCGAGTGATTGCCATGTTCCGAGACGCCCATGGGATTTGTGAGCACTCATTGAAATAGATCGTGGCGTATTCCTGCCCGAGGATTTTTTCCGTCCGTTCCTTGTCGTCAAGCCCGCCGAACCAGATCTCAGACCCATTCGGAAGTTTCATGTACCAGTCGGTTTTATCGACCGTCCAACGATCCTTCAGCTCAGGGAAGCTAAGCTCCATGACCTTCGGCAACGTGTCGAGAATTACCGACGCCTTGATATGGTTGAACCGATAGCGGAGCATCGCATGGCGGCTCTTGTGTGCCAGCGCCCGCACAA